CTTTTCATTTAAGCGTAAACCAAGAGTAAAAAGATTTAAAAAGGCGATTTTTTTACATTTCAAAAAAAAATAAAAATCTAATGGTATATTATAAAATGAACAAGGATTTTTCTAAACTTTGCACTCCTGCAAAAATATATTTTGCAATCGCTGTCATAGCTTGTTTAATCTCTTTAATGAATGGTCTCGGAATCGTAGCTGTATTTATGAAACTTATATTTGCGTTCGCTTGGACATTTATTTTAGCCTGGTTATGTAGTAAGGGATATCAATCCGCATCTTGGTTTTTAGTTTTATTACCTTATATTATTATGTTGTTGGCAGTTATTGGTTTTATGCGTTTATCCCGCAGCCAAAGTAGCATGCTTAACACAATTAAATTGCAAGGGGCGTTTGGTCAAGAAAATTTTACTAACAATAAAAAACCAGTCCAAAAAAAATAATCAAAAACCCATACTTAAATATAAAATGGTTAAATATAAAGGGTAAATAATATATTATTTTATTAATATTAAATAATATATATGAGATTAGAAATATTTGTGTTAGGAATAACGGCATTTTTTGTATACAACGCATACACTGATGGTAAATATACAAAATTATTGTTTTCATTTAAAAAATATTATAAAATGATATTTTATGTTTGTCTAGGAATCGGTATTTACTTATTATTAAAAAGAAATCCAAATCAAGGACGAAACATGTTATTATATGCGAATAATATAGTAAAGTTTATGCCAATAGATAAAACATCTATGGATATGTTAAGTCCTATATTTGATTTTACTTCAACAAATGAGAACGCTAGTTTCATGGAATCATTTAATGGAATAGGAGGAACAAATTCGTCTTCAGGTTTTCGAAATAATGAAACAAGAATTGCGAACTCAGGGAAAAATGGCACAAAGCGCTCAGTAAGTGAAACAAAAAAAAAATACGTTGCGGCTCAACAAGATTGGAAATGTGGTGATTGCGATTCACAGTTAGACCATACATTCGAGATAGACCATAAGGTACGTTTAGAATATGGTGGAGGGAATGATGTACAAAACTTAATTGCTTTGTGTCGCAACTGTCACGGGAAAAAAACCGCAAGTGAAAATATGTAATAAATTTAGTATAACTTATACTTATCTCAATTTATAAAATGAAATAATATTATATGAAATAAGTAAATATTACATGAAATAAGTAAATATTATATGAAATAATATTGTATTATAATAATATATGGATAACCCTAAAGAAAATACAAATATTTTATCTAAATTAAAAACTCCAACGGTGGTTTATCCTCTTGTAGCTATGATTATTTTTCTTATCATTATGATGTGTTTAATTTTTTTTAAAGTCCCTATAAATTTTTCTTCTACGCCAAAGGTTAATTCGCAAAATGAAGTAGTATCTGATATTTTTATTATTTTATTTTTCTCATTAATTGTATTTTTACTATGTTTTATATTATTGCCTAATTTTAAAGAATTTAAAGCTTTGTTTCAACAAATTAGCAGTGTTACTTATGTAATATTGTATACTATATTTCTTATTTTATTTTTAACACTAATGCCTAGAGAGACTTTAAATAGTTATGCAACTTATATAACACCTATAACTATAGTTCTAGGTTTATTTTCTTTTTATAAAGCCGCGAAAACTGACTATATTGAAAAATTTAACATAAACTATGAACGAATTAAAACTATTATTATGATTTTTTGTTTAATTACTTGCTATATTGTTTATTATAATATAGACCCTGGAGGATTTATTTCTAACTCTTTTGGATACAGTTTATTACTAACAATTATAATATCTGTTTTCGCATTGTTGTATTTAATTATTCTATTGACATTTAATGATAACAAACAACCAGAATCAAACGCAAACGCAAAAACAGGCAGTTTATTTGAAAACTTCTCTAAATTTTCTGTATATGGAACTATTTCATTTATTATATTTTTAATTATTGTAACAATTTTGATTTCTACATATCCCGGCGGGTTTTTTTCAAATCCAGCCTTGGCAGGAAGCACGTTAATTATATTACTCGTAATTTGCGGCATATGGTCTACATTAATTGCAAGTAACTTATTTCCAGAATTTACCAATAAAAAAGTCGATGTAGACTACATAAATTTTTTTAAACGTGCGTTATTAATGTTGTTTGGTACAATTATATCTGGATTAATTATTTTTTGGCTTGTTTATAATATACAAAATCTTTCTAGCAGCTCAAGTATCGCAAGTTTTGTTTTAAATTTGTTTCTTGTTATTTTTATACTTGGTCTTATTTATAAAACAATAAATGTTAATTTACCTGTAGGTAATTCTAAAAAAAATGGATTTTTTAATATTATAATTAATTTACTATTTTACATTCCGTGCGTATTTAGTGACATGTTTGACCTAATAGGTAGGTTCGCGACAGGAGGAATAAATGCGGACACTGCCGGTTCATTAATAATGTTGGCAGTAACTATTCTACTAATTATTGCATATTTTGGACTACCTATTCTATTTAATAAATTTAATTTACAAGGCGGGAAACAACTGGTCAATAAACCTGTTTATACTAATAGTCAATATTCTTTAGCAACTTATGAAGAATTAAACGGGGATTCTAAAGACGCAAGTGGTAACTATTTACCAACATATCAATATGCGTTATCATTTTGGGTATTTATAGATGCGGTTGGACCAAATACAAACGGGTCATATGATAAATACACCTCATTATTAAATTTTGGAGACAAACCAAACGTTCTTTATAACGGAAAAATAAACACTTTAATGGTTACAATGCGTCAAAAAGATATTGAAAAAAATTCACACAACAAATTTATAGAATTAGATGATAATGGTAACCGAATTATGTACAAATCAAAAGATATACTTCTTCAAAAATGGAACAATATCATTATAAACTATAATGGCGGGGTTTTAGACGTTTTTATTAATGGCGAGTTAGTAAAATCTGATATAGGGGTAGTGCCATACTATACCATCGATAGTTTAACGATAGGTGAAAATAATGGATTAAAAGGGGGTATATGTAACGTTATTTATTTTAATAAACCTTTAACGGCTTCTAAAATTCATAATTTATATAATTCAGTAAAATTTAAAACCCCTCCTACCACAAACGAATCAAACACAACAATATTAACGTATAACATATAACGCTGAATAATTTAACATAGAAATTTGTTTAATTTAACATATAACACTGAATAATTTAACATAGAAATTTGTTTAATTAAGCAGATTTTATTTAAAAACTAATAAAAATATTTAAATTCTTAAATTAAGTAGATAATTTCTAAATCTATATTATACAATGAGTCCTTTAAGTATTGTTATAATAATTGTGGTAATTGTTTTAATATTTATGTTAATTAAATATTTAGTTTCGGACCCTTACACTTTGCAAGGTATTCAAAGCGGACAAACGACTTCTACAATTTCTGCCACATCTTTAGCAACAAATGGTTCAAATGTTCCTTCAAGCAATTTTGCCTATTCTGTTTGGTTTTACGTAAATAATTGGAATTATAGATATGGCGAACCCAAGGTAATCTTTGGTAGAATGGGAGCGTTAAGCTCCCCAGGAACGGGTTCTATTTCTGGAGTCAATGGTTTAGATCCTTGCCCCGCAGTTGTTTTAGACCCTGTTGAAAATAACATTTCTATTTCTTTAGGATGTTTCCCCGGTCTTGACCAAGAACCTACAACTCCTGGAGGTTCGACAGTAGTTCACACGTGTAGCGTAGCAAATGTTCCTATACAAAAATGGGTTAATTTAATTGTAAGTGTTTACGGACGTTCTATGGATGTTTATATTGACGGCAAGTTAGTTAGAACGTGCTTGTTGCCTGGAGTCGCTAGCATAAATAATAACTCTAACATTTATGTTACGCCGGCTGGAGGATTTGATGGTTGGACTTCTAAATTACAATATTATCCAGATGCATTAAATCCTCAACAAGCTTGGAATATTTACACGCAAGGATATGGAAGCTGGATGAGTTCATTAAACTCATACCAAATACAATTATCTTTAGTTGAGAATGGACAAACACAAAGTACTGTTACTATTTAAAATTATTTAGAACTTATTTTTTCTTATTTATTTAATATATATAATGAGTGATTACGGAACATATAATTCATTTTCAACGAGTGGAAGAGGAACTTTTGGAACTCGTGAATTTTTAGAATCAAATAGTTTAGTAGCTAAGTTCGCATTTTTAATATTAGTAATTTTCGCATTTATTATATTATTACGGGCAGGTATATCTTTAATGGCTTATTTCTTAAAGCCTAATGAGTCACCGCTACTTATTAATGGAATGGTTGACGCGACACAAATGATAGTTTTTCCACAAGACCCCAGCAATAATGGAGCTGTTACTATTTACAGGTCTGTTAACGCAACGGATGGTCTTGAATTCACATGGTCTACATGGATTTTTATAAACAACCTTCAAACAAATGCCGGAATTTTTAAACATATATTTAGTAAAGGAAACAGTAATATACAGTCAGATGGTTTAATTCAACCAAACAACGCGCCTGGCTTATATATTGCCCCTGATACAAATGACCTAGTTGTTTTAATGAATACATTTAACGTTATTAATGAAGAAATTACAATTCCTGATATACCATTAAACAAATGGTTAAATATAATTATAAGATGTCAAAACACAACATTAGATATTTATATAAATGGAACTATTACAAGAAGTATTGAGTTATCCGGTGTCCCAAAACAAAATTACGGAGACGTATACGTTGCCATGAATGGCGGGTTTAATGGTTATATTTCTAACTTGTGTTATTATAACTATGCTTTAGGAACGGCAGCTATTCAAAGGTTAGTATCAAAGGGACCAAATACTAATATGATTGGTGCAAATGGTATCAATGAAAAATCCGCCGACTATTTCTCTCTAAGATGGTTCTTTTACGGGTCTGATGATATGTATAATCCTTAAAGTCTACTCGAACAACTTAAAACAAAATTTGTTAGATTAGATTATTTTTTTACTAAATAAATAAATAATCTATATATAAGATGTCAAATTCATATAATTATATTCCAGTTCCTCCAAGGGTATGGTCAAG